TCGAGCAGAGCGGCGTTCTGCTCGATAGTCATGGGTTCGGTGTTGAGCGACATTGGTCAGCGCCCCGCTGCCCGGTCGGCGTGCATCTGGCAGTAGGACGATCCCTCGATCACTCCGGCACCGCAGCAGCGGCGTTCATCAGCCGGCGTGTCATCGCCCCAGAGCGGCCATTTGCAGGTCGTGTTGGTGGTTTCGACGAACGGAATGCCCTCGATATTGTCGATGATGGTCCGGAGCGCCGAGCCGGCCCGTTTCGGAAGCCGATGCACGGTCGCCGGGATGACAGGCGCTTCGACACGGACCTTGGGCGCGACGATCTTCACCGCTTCTAGGCCACGCTTGCCCTGGAGCTTCTTTGCTGCCCGGGCATGAGCGCTCGACGCCTTGGTGGGATTGTTGCCGCGTTTCGGAAGCTTCAACCGATCGACTTTGCCGATGACGGCATTGCGGGTCATCCCGCCGCCGAGCTCTGCAGCGATGCGCGATGACGACAGGCCTTCGGCATACAGGCGACGCAGCGTCTCGACGCGGGATTCAGTCCAGCCGAGATCGGCAAGATTTGGGGCGCCGATGATCATGCGACCGCCTCCGGCGCTTGGCTAAGAAGGTCGCCCATCACTTTGCTTTTCTCGGCGATCTTTAGATTGCGGACGGCCTGCGGGAAATACTTCGGAGACAGCTCGGTCCCGATGAAACGCCGTCCATAACGGACGGCCTGATAGCCTTCCGATCCGATGCCAGCGAAGGGCGAGTAAATCGTGTCGCCGGGATTGGAGTAAGAGAGTATGCAGCGCATGATGAGGTCGAGCGGCATCGGGCAAAGGTGCCGCTCCTCATCGGTCTTCGCGCCGACATTGAGCACGTCGGTCTCCCGCGTGTTCGGCCAGACCGACTCCGCCCATTCCTGCCAGACCTCGAGCGGATATTCGTTCGGGTCGTGCACGACCGGCGGAGTCGTCTCCATGCCATCGGCCCATTTGCGAAAAACGGCGATGTATTCCGGCATGCCGCCGCCGGTACGGGCCGCGTCAGTGCGAAAATGCTTGAAGAGAAGGCGATCGGCCTTCGTCTTCTGCATTTCCTTGACCGGGTCGCGCGGGATCGTGATCAGCCGGTGAAAGGTCCAGCCTTCCTCGACATGGGCGCGGATGCACTCGCCGGTGAAGTGATAGAGGCCTCGGTCGCCACGCTCGCTGCTATTGGAGTAGTAGACGAGATCCTTGACGTGGATGCAGGTGTTGCGGCCGGGCTTGGTGATCCTGAGCTTTTCGCGGATCAGATGCCGATAGCTGGCGAAAAACTGCTCATGGGATTCTACGTTGCCCATGTCGCGCTCGCTCTCAGAATAGATGTAGAGCGAGGAAAACGGCGGCGAATAGACTGACAGGTCGATCGCGTTCGACGGCATGCCGGTGGTGAATTCGACCGTATCGGCATTGTAGAGCGCCCAGCCGTCGCCGGTCGCCTGATTGAGGACATTCGTCGTCATTGCATCAGCCACTCGGGAAAGAGCGCCTCCTGATCGGGTTCATAGGTGCGAAGGACTTTCGAGGCCTGGGCGGCGCGAGCCATGGCGCCCACCATCTCGGCCTTCATGGCATCGTGGTCGCCGGCCTTGCGGCTGATGACGTGCCAGATGGCATCCTCGGTATCGGCGCAGACGACATGCACATGCACGGGCTGCGTCTGCCGGAAGCGCCAGGAGCGTCGCACGGCCTGATAGAAGCTCTCATAGGAAAAGCTTAGGCCCATGAAGGCCTGCCGCGCGCAGTGTTGATAGTTGAGCCCGAAACCGGCGATGCTGGCCTTGGTAAGCAGGATGCGGAAGTCTCCCCGCGCGAAGCCGGCGAGCCGCTCTTCCTTCTTGTCGACCGGCATTGAGCCGCGGACTTCGACGGCCTCGGGCAATACCGCGCCAACCGCGTCAGCATCATAGTCGGTATCGACCCAGATCAACCATGGCTCGCCCGGCTCGGCGGTGACGAGCTCGGCGATCTTCTCGGCACGCGCCGTTGTGGTGAGCCGCTTTTCCTTATGCACGGACGTCGCCGAGAGGTCGGGCATGCGAAACAGTCGCGATTGCCCATCCTTTTCCTCGCCAGCGTCGATCCGTCGATCTGCCGCCACCAAATGCCGGTGCAATTCGAGCGCCGGCATCTCGAAGCCCTCATCCGAAAATCCGAGTTCGGATGGCTTCGAGACGGCCCGAGCCCACGACGCGACCCAATCCCAAAACGGGCGCACCGCCGGTTTCTTAAGCCGATAGCGGCCCATATTCGTCTGATCGGCGATGAACCAGCGGGAGAGCATGTCCGGCGCGTCCATGACGCCGAGAAAGGCGCTGTGCTGCCCAAGCTCGGTATGATCGTTCGGCGCCGGTGTCGCCGTGCACGCCAGCCGGTAGGGCGTGCGCCGGAAAGTTTCGATAAGCCGACGCGTCGTCTTTCCGGTGAAGCTTTTGAGGATGGAGCTTTCGTCGAGGATGATACCGCCCCACAGATCGGGATTGACGGATTCCAACCGCTCGTAATTGGTGATGACGATGCGCGGATCGACCGGCGCCGCACCATTGCGGCTTTGGCTGGCCTCGATGCCGAATTTCTCTGCCTCGGTGATATGCTGGGCACCCACCGCCAAGGGCGCCAGCATCAGCACTGGCTTATTGGTGCGACGGACTATCTCGTCGCCCCATGCGAGTGCCATGCCAGTCTTGCCGAGGCCGGTGTCGTAGAACAGCGCAGCAGAACCGCAGCGCAACGCGAAGGCGGTGCCGTGCCGCTGGTGATCGAACATCCACCCCGGCAGCCGGCCCTCATCAACGTTATCGAACCCCTTGGGCTCGAACGCCACTCGCTTGCTGGCGATCAACTCATGATAGGATTGGAGAGTCATGAAAACAGCCTCCAGCACGATAATTTTGAGCCCGAGAGCCACAGGAAGCGCATGCTTGGGTCGGCGAGATAGGCTCTCATTTCGCCACCTGAGTTATGCCGACGATCTGCAGGCCCTTGGCGTCGGGATACCGGGGATTGCTCCGTATCGCCCGAAGCTGGCCGAGCTTGCCGATCCAGCCGTTATTCTTGTCGGCGGTGAATCCCGTGCCGCTGAGGTGCAGCCACATGCCGTCGGCGCGACGGAGCCGGAACCATTTCGCATTGGGCGAGCCAAACTTCGCGACTGTCGGATGAACAGGCTCTTCGTCCTGATCGCCGGCCGTGAAGGGCTGCGACTCGGGCTCGGGTTCGGGCTCGGGCTCGGGCTCAGGGGGTGCCGTCACTGGCGCAGCTGGCGCTGGCTTGGCCTTCACTTCCGGCACGAACTTCGGTTCGTCCGACCGTCGAGCCGGGACCGGTATGCCGTACTTGCTCTTGTAGGCGGAGACCTTACCCGGCGTGGTATCGAGCGCTTCCGCGATCTGATGCGAGTTCCAATCGGGGTGTTCCCGGTTGCAGGTGACGATCCGGTCTTTCAGGAAGTCGGGATGCTGCGATTGGACGGCTTTCAGGCCGCCATCGCGCTTCGCCGCCCGGTTTTCTTCCGGCGTGAGCTTGCCTAGGTCGAGGTGGTTGACGAATGCGAGCATCCGGACATTGCTCTCGGGAATGCCGGTCGCCGTTGAAACTTCCTTGGCCGTGGCGCCAGGATGATCGTCAAGATAGGCCGTGACCCGCGCCCGCTGGCTGCCCGGCTTTGGCAGAGAGTTCGGCGACTTCGGGAACTCGATGCCAAGTCCCTTGACCGCATTCGAGACGGAGCCAGTCCCGATTCCGAGCGCGTCGGCGATCTGTTTCTGGTACCAGTCGGGATGCTCGGCATGGAGCGCGAGTACCTTTTCGCGGACCGAGAGCTCGCCTTCCGCTCTCTTGCGGGATGTCCCTTTATGGCCAAGCTTGATACCCAAGGCGTGCAGGTGAGCGGATACGGCATCACGGGTGAGGTTCAGGTCCACGGCGATCTTGGCGATCGTCCAATCGGGATGCTCGTCATGCGTACGGGCGACGCGCTCCTTTTTGGTGAGCGGTGCGGCCGGGGTGCCATCACCCTCCCCGGCCGGCTTGCCCGTTTCGACAGCCGCTGTTCCTTCCGGCTCCATAGGCTCCGGAAGCGAGGCTTCGGGCTTGCTGGCCGGGTTCTCTCCGGCCGTCTGCCGCTCGCGGCTCTCCTCACGTGTGCGGGCGGGGAGGTGGATCGCACATTCGTCCTGCACCTCCCCGGAGCCATTCGACAACGGCTCCTGATCCGAGGTCTTTGCCTCCACTGGCCGAACAATCGCTGCGGTGAAATCGTCCGCAACATCGGGGAGCGGCTTAGGAGCCTCGGGATTGGTAACGCGCTCAAAATCGTCGTCGCGATCGGCAGCGACGGGCATGGCCGTCGGCGGCTCATAGAGCTGGAGGAGCTGATCCAGCGTCGCCAGCCGTAACTGATCGCGGGCGACGGTCGATGCTAGGCGCAACCGCTCGGCCTTTATCGCGACCATGAAGGACACGTGCTCGGTCATAGCGCCCATCCGTTCGCGATGATCTTCCGCATGCGCCAGGCGTCCCTGCCGGTGATCTGGTAGCGTTGCGCATGGCCCGTGAGCGGCGTTGCCTCGATTGAGACGCCAAGCATGCGAAGATCGGCGCGGAGCTGCGACACGGCGTCGGCGGTTGACCGGATGAAGCCGAGTTCCGTCAGCGTATCGGTAATCTGGAACGTCGTTGCGCCATCAGGCCGCAGCATCATTGCGATGACCTGACGCATCCACAGGCGGGAGAAGAGGCCCGGAAGCGGCGGAGACTTGTCGTCGCCACTGACCGACATGTGGGCAGGCGGCACGCGGCCGGCGCGGCCTTCACGCGCTCTGGCAAGAAGGCATGCCGCATCGGGATAACGAAGGGCTTGCGCATCGAGCTTGCCAACCTCGTCCAGCATCAGCAGCCCGTGAAGGCTGTCAGGGTCGACAAGGCCCGTGCTCTTGAAGCGGCGGGAAAGGACGGGAGCGAGACTCATGCGTGCCCCTCCACCGTTCCGATGGTATCGCCGGCAGTGTGACGCCAGCGGCGGATTTCGTCCGCCAGGTCGGTAGCAAAGCGATCGGCATCATCGCCGGCCATGATGATTTCGGAGGCGCACTTGCCCTTGGTGTTCAGCACTTCAATGTGCAGATGACCTTCGGGGCAGACGTGCCATTTGATGATGTCGCCGCGCTTGCTCATGGCCGGCCTCAGAACGGGATGTCGGCGAAATCATCGACGCCGCCGGCCGCCGGCACATCGCCCTGCGCCTGCAGCGAACGCGTGCTTGCGTGCCCGTAATCATCCTCGCCATTGGGCGGCGGCGGACGGTTGCCGCTCTGCTTGCCGTCGAGCAGGTGCAGTTCGGCGCGAGGGCCTTTCAGCACGACCTCGGTCGTGTACCGGTCCTGTCCGCTCTGATCCTGCCATTTGCGGGTTTGAAGGGAGCCGATGAGGAGGGTCTTGCTGCCCT